AAGGCCATAAATACCGTGTTGTGGTCGCCTACAGAGACCGTCTTGCAAGGTTTGGAGTCGATCTCATCGAGTTCCTTATTAACCAAAATGGCGGGGAACTCGTGGTTCTCAACAAACCAATGGAACAATCCATTGAATCTGAGTTCACAGAAGATCTTCTTGCCATACTGCATCACTTCTCGTGCAGAATGCACGGAAGGAGAGGTAATAAGAGCAAGAAAGATAAGAATATTTCCGAACCAGCAACAAAAGTTGCAATTGATGAATTGGTTCGGAGCATCGAGATTGATTTACAATCAAACAGTCAATTACTTGAATTTACCGAAGGAACTTAGGACATTAGGTAATTGGATGTTTTTTGCAAAACATTTATTTGCATCTAATAAGGAAGTTGATAAACTTCAGTGGTTATCTGAAATTCCTTATCAGATTAAGAAGATGGCTGTTAGTGATGCATTTGATGCATTGTCCACAAACATCAAGAAAACGAAGGTTTCTGGAAAACCTTTTGAGCTGGGTTTTAGATCTCGTAAAAACCCTATTCAATCAGTGTTCATTCCAAAAAGTGCCTTGAAGTCCGACAGTATTTTTGTTAGACTTCTTGGAAAGATGAATATCTCTGAAGAGTTACCAGAAAACTTCAAAGATTTAAGATTAATTAAAGAGCATAATCAGTGGTTCATAAAAGTCCCTTTTACTACTAAGATTGTTTTAACCGAAAGCCAAGGGAAAACAATTGCATTAGATCAAGGGCTAAGAACATTCTTAACTGGTTTCTCTGAAACTGAAGTTATTAAGATTGGTGATAAATGTTTATCACGTATTACACGGTTGTGTATTGCAATTGATAAATTAATCTCTAAAATTAAATTACTACCTAAAACTCAGAAAAGAAGATCTAAAAAGGTATGTAAATACCGGAAAGCAGTTTCTAAGATGAAAGTAAAGATTGGTAATTTAATTGATGAATTGCATTTTAAATCAATCAATTATATTGTTACAAATTACGATATTATTCTGTTGCCACACTTCAATGTTTCTGATATGGTAAGTAAGACCAGAAGAAAATTGAAAAGTAAAAGTGTAAGACAGATGATGAATCTACGATTCTATCAGTTTGCTCAGAGATTGGTTTCAAAAGCAGAAGTGCTTGGGAAACAAGTTATCAGAATGAGCGAAGCATGGACATCTAAGACGGTGAGTTGGAATGGTGAACTTAACAGTAAATTAGGTTCAGCAAAGAAAATTAAATCAGAAGGTGTCACGATGGATCGTGATATTAATGGAGCCAGAGGAATATTTCTGAAGGCGTTGGTATATAGTCCCTCGTTACTAAATGAACGTGCATTGTCATCCAATTTAACCACTTTTGGTTAAGTTTGGATAGATAAAAACTATCGGAGAGATTTTATGAGTAAGTGTGTAGAACACCTGAACAACCTATTGGGGTATGAAGTTCAAGATAAAGTAACTAAGTTTAAAGGTGTGGTCAGCTCGATCAGTTTTGATCTCTATGGTTGCATCCAAGCTATCGTAACACCTTTTGCAAAAGAAGATGGATCTATTGGTGATAGCCATTGGTTCGATATCTCACGTTTGAATGTTTTATCAGATCAACCTGTGATGGCTATCCCTGATTATATCAAGGGAGATATCTCTGAAGGTAAACATGGTTCTGCGGATAAGCCTGTAAGTTCACGATTTTAATAAGGAGAGTTAGAGATGGATAAAGAGTTGTTAGTAACCGAAGGTCGTAAACTTGTAACTGTGCGGGAAGTTTGTGGTATTTTTCCTATTGAAGGTGCAGATTTTATTGAAACAATTCAGGTTGATGGTTGGTTCTTGGTTGCAAAGAAAGGTGAATTTGTTTTAGGTGATCCTTGTGTGTTCTTTGAGATTGATTCCCTATTACCTCTTGAAGATCCACGTTTTAGTTTCTTAGATAAAGGTTCTAAGAATAAGTACAAAGTTGAAGAGAAGGAATACGCACGACTGAAAACCATGAAAATGAAAGGTCAGATCAGTCAAGGTCTAGCATTACCTTTGAGCTATTTTCCTGAGATTGAAACTCAAGAAGAAGTCGTAGGTTACGAAAATGTGGTCGGAGTTCTTAAATATGAACGTCCTGAATCAGGTGAAGGAAGTTTCCGTGGTGCTCCGGTGGCAGGCAATTTCCCAGTTTGCATCCCGAAGACTGATGAGAGCAGGATTGAAAATGAGTACAACCGTTTGTCAAAAATGCCAGAAGTCGAATATGCAGCCTCATTGAAACTTGATGGTAGCTCTATTACTATTGCATATTTGAATGATCCAGAAAACTTTGTAGTTAAACTTGAAGAAGATTATCCTTACAACTACCAAGATGCACAGCTTGTAGTCTGTTCACGAAATCTTGCACTGAAACATGATACTGAAAGTGCTTTCTGGAAAGGTGTTTACAACACACAATTGCACTACAAACTTGTAGATTATTGCCGAGAAAATAATTGCTCTCTGGCTATTCAAGGGGAACTCATGGGTGAAGGTATCCAGAAAAACCGTGAAGGTTTGAAAGATTATGACATCTTTGTATTCCGTGTTTGGGATATTAACAATCAGTGTTTCTTTGATCATCAAGAGTTTATGGATTTCTGCCAACGTTTAGGTATTCAAACTGTACCTCAATTAGGTGTTATTAAACCTTTTGAAAAGTGTGGATCTTTACAGGAAATCAAGAAAGCTTCTGAAATCCCTTCATTGAATCATAAGATTGGAGAGGGAATTGTTCTAAAAAGTATTAATAAAATCAAAGGTGCAACTATCCACTGGAAGAGTATCAACAATCAATTTTTAATGAAATGTGAGGATTAATAAAATGCAACAAATTAACGAAACAACATTCATAGAGGTTCTCCTATCGGGGACAAAATCTCTAAATGAAATCCTTACAGAGATTCGTTCAACAACTTCTAAAAATACAAAACAAGCCATTCTTGAACGCGAACGAGATGCAGGTAATGAGCAGTTGAAATATTTATTTGAAGTTTGTTACTCCCCTAAGATTAACTTCTTTACTACTGTTATCCCTGCATACACAAACATTCGTGAGATTTACACAGCAACGGATGCAGTTCAACTGTTAGTTGAAACAACTGCATCACGAAAGAAGACAGGTCAGGCTGCGTCAGATTACATTGCTTTTGTGTTATCACAAACAGTTAAAGAAGATGCACCTATTGTGGAGTCTGTTATTAAACGTGACTTAGAGTGCGGTGTTCAAACCACAACTATTAACAAGGTATGGAAGAATTTAATATTAGACCTTCCTTATTGTGGTTATAGCTTATTCTCTAAAGATAAACTAAAGAAACTTAAAGGAAAACTGGCTTCTGAGTGTAAGGCTGATGGTTTGTTTACTAACATTATGGTTTATGACAACTGTGTAGAATACATGAGCCGATCTAGCAAACCATTGAAGTTCAGTTTACCTAGATACAAAGAACAAAGTTTATCTGATGCTTGCTCTGTTCCTTATGTATTGACAGCAGAAGCCTTGGTTAAGGTGCTAGATGAACAAGGAGTTTGGGATGGTAAGTCCGTTCTTGACCGTAAGACTGGTAATGGGATGCTTAATCGTAACGAAGTTCCTAAAGAGCTGATTGTCTTTAAAGTGTGGGATGTCATTTCGTTAGAGGATTTTAATAATAGGAAATCAACAATACCCTACCATGAAAGACGGTCTGGATTAATCAGTATCTTAAAAGTTTCTGGTTTAATGGGTAACACTTTTATTATTCCTGAAACAGTTGAATGCAAAGGAATGATCGATGTATTGAAACACTTTGTTAAGATGCGAAAAGAAGGTGAGGAAGGGACAATTGTTAAGACTTGGGATATGCCTTGGTCTGATACTAAAACAACTAAAGGTTTGAAATTAAAAGCTGTCTTTGAAGCAGAGTATAAAATCACCGGATACTATCCTCATGAAAAGAAACCTAATTGGTTAGGTGGTTTCAATGTTGAAACAGAAGACTGTTTGATTAAGTTTAACTGTGGTGGTGGATTCTCTGATGAAGAACGTCAGGAGTTCTGGACTAACCGTGACAAAATGCTTGGTGGGATTTTGACAATAGCTGGTAACTCTATTGAGACATCACGAACTAAAGATACTTACTCTATATTTCTACCAAGATGTATTGAATATCGTATTGACAAAACTAAAGCAAACACTTATGATGAAGTTCTTGAAGCAGCAGAGTCTACAGTCAATCTTCTAAAAGAACTTTGTATAGAGCTTGGCTACTCAAAAGAAGATATAGAAAACATCTAACAAACTAACAGGACACCTAAATGAAACTTGGAGAAGTTGCTGCAAAGTTAGCACTAGAAGAAGTCCAAAAAGATATTGATAACCTTTGGGATTTTTATGAAGCAGGTCATGATTTTACAGATGAACAAACTGTAAGGTTGGGTGAACTCTACAATATAAAAATAGCATTGAAGGTTTACTTGAAAGATTATCTTCAAAATGAGTTTGATTATAAGAATGTAAAGTATTAAGTATTAAGGAGAATAATATTGACAAGTAAATTTACACCAGAACAGATTAAACTTGCAGGCTGTAAGTTGGAATCATCTTTTACAAATTTGAAGTATGATTGGATTGGTTTTGTTAATAAAGTTACACTATTTAATCAGATTGCCCAAAATGGAAAAGAAGATTTTTCTGATAAGAAGTATCAATTCCAGTTAGGTTTGATCCAAGAGGAGCATAATGAAGTTGTAGAAGCAATTCTTGTAGATGATTTACAAGAAACAATTAAAGAGTTGGTTGACTTGGCAGTTGTTTCGAGTTATGCTGTGCGAATAAATTATAAAGGTGACGAACCTGTTGACTGGTTCATTCCTGATTTTGACCAAACTTTAGATTTAAAGTTGTCAACACTAGATCCAGAACACGCTTATTGCTGTTACCAGTTTGCAGTCACTTCTCTAGAGAAGATTGGTAATTTTGAATTTATTGCTGATGGTATCTTAGAAGCAAACATGAGTAAGTTTCCTAAATTGGAATTATTCTCAAGTAAGGAAGAGATTGATCATGAGTGCAAACGTATTGAGTCTGACAGTAATGGGAGATACACTAATGTTGTAGCAAACATTGTAGAAAGTAATAATGAAAAGTTTGTAGTATTTAAAGATTCAAATGGTAAGGTTATGAAATCAACTTTCTTTAAACCTTTTAGATAAGGAGAAACAAGTGACAGAACAACAAATCGAAGAAGAGATCATAGATAAAGGTCTTGTTGCTAGACGAGTAACACCAGAGTATATTGACAGTCTGATTGTGGATGAAAAATATTACATTTTCCACAATACTACTGTAACTGTATGTATGTTAACTTTGAAAAATGGTTTCAGTGTTACAGGTGAGTCAGCATGTGCCAGTACAGATAATTTTGACACTGAGATTGGGCAGAAAATCGCTCGTGGGAATGCACGAGACAAGATTTGGATGCTGGAAGGCTATCTGTTGAAACAGAAGCTGTTTGAAGAACAAAATACTTTAACTAACTAAAAGGAAGAAATAAAAAATGACAAATAACACCCAAAACGCAGATGTATTTTCCGTAATCCCTAAAGACCCAGAAGCTCGTGAAGTTTTTGCTAAAACAATTAATGAACTAATTGATTCTGTTTATCGTGCTAAAGCAGAACAAGATTTGCAGAAAGATAAAATTGCAGGTCTGTTTGAACTCTCTGGTTTAGATGTCAAGAAAGGTGATTATGCCAAACGCATTAAACTATTAATTAAAGAACACTTGGAAGCTAAAGCATCAGAAGATAATCGTGTCTCAGAAGATGTGATTGGTGACTACTCGATCATTGGTGCAAAGCTGAAATAACATCTTTGTGTTATATGCTTTATAGGAGATCTTTGTAGGTCTCCTAATTTTTGTTAGGATAAAAACATGAAAGAACAACTTATGAAGGCACTGCAAGATATCTACGAAGAACAAGATTTACTTTTATATGAACGATATGAGAAAGGTGAACTTGAATATTGGGATGGTGGTAATGCAGATGATACTTTCAATCTGGGGATTGAAATCGGTGCGACTGATATGTTGATGCATATTATGAGTGTGATTGAAGGAATGCAGGAGAAGTGAGTGTCATACCCTATCTGTGAAAATTGGAAAGATCTGATTGATGAAAACACCGTGGTAATAATTGATGCAGATCAGTTGTGCTATGTAGCAGCAGCAGCAAACGAAGATCGTAGCGTCTGTATACGAAACATAAAAACAGGTGAAGAGTTTGTTTGTAAAAATAAAACTGAGTTTTGGGGGAGAAAGAAAACAATAATTGAAGGTAAACTTGGAGATATCAACATTCTTCGTTCAAGCGAAGGATTAGAACAATTCACAAAAGACGATTTTGTGATAACTGAAATTCAAACCCCTAGTGAACCACAATTTATGTATCACAATATTAAACAGAAATTACTTGCAGATTTAGAGTACTTAGGTCTTACAAAATATAAGTGTTTTCTTGGTGGTAAGAGTAATCCAAGATTATTGCTTGAAGCTCCACTACAATATAAGTCAAGCAGAAAAGATACACTACGCCCTGTTATGTTACAAGAAGCAAGAGATTACCTCGTAAAACACCACAACGGTCAAGTCGTGGAGGGTTTAGAGTGTGATGATATTATCACTATGTATGGTTATGCTGGTTACCAGAACTATAAACAAACAGGTAAGTTTAACTACATCTGTGTAACTTTTGATAAAGACCAATACAGCACACCGTGTCTAATTTTCAACAATCACAAAGAAGGCCCAAAACTTCGTCACCCTATTCCGCATCTTGTAGATGATGGTATTGGAAAATTATTTAAAGACGATAAGTCTAAAGTACATGGATTCGGGTTCAAATGGCTGGCACATCAGATGTTGTATGCTGACCCAACAGATACAGCGCTATCTTATCAGAGTTTTGATTGGATCAAGTTCACAGAAGGAAAATCTTATGAGGTATTATTGCCACTTACTACAAAGAAAGATTGCCTGCAAGCTGTTGTGGATACTTACAAAAGTTGGTTCCCAGAGCCTTTTACTTTCACAAGTTGGACAGGTAAAGAAGTCACATATACATGGCTCCAGTGGGCTGAAACTATCTTCCAGATGGTGTATATGAAACGTAATCCAACAGATCAAACAACACTTGAAACTTTATTAAAACACTTTGAGGTGGATTATGACTGACATAAAACTTGTAGCATATATCTATGAAGTTAACGGGGAACGTGTAGAGTTGGCTGCAGAATTAGTTGATGCTATCAAGAAGAGTGAAACTAAACCTCATGTAGTACAACCTTCAGTACCTACCCCACGAGGCCCAATGTGGAGCCCACAAGATATTTGGGGTGTTCCTTGTGTAACATCTGTAAGCCTTTACAATGAAAAGGAGAATGTTTGAATATCTTCAGTATTGATCAATCTAAAAGTAAGTGTGCTGTTATAGTATGGTCAAATGATCAGGGGTGCTTTGCTCCTATCTATAAAGAAGTTATCCGATCCGGTAATAATGGTGCAAAAGCTAAACAGAAAGTTGATGTTATGTATTTTGATACCCTGTATGAGCAGATCTACTATGTAGTCAGTAAGTTGGAAGATCTTTATTATCAATATGAACCTGAATATGTGTGTTTGGAAGGCTTAGGGTTCAGTTCTGTGGGCGACCAAACTAGAGACTTGGCGGGAGTTTACCACTGCATATATCAACGACTTATGCAGATTGGTGTACCTGTTAGTAATATTACATCTATCTCACCAACATCTGCTAAGAGCTTTGCACGACAGTTCTTGCCTTCTGAAGAACAGACAGAAGAGTATATTGTCAAGAAAGGCAAAAAAGCTGGACAAACACAGACAAGAAAAACTGTTATGGATAAACACCAAATGGTAAAAGCATGTAAGATGGTTTGTCCAGAACTACTTGTAGGTTACACCTCAACAGGTTTAAATTCAGGGATTGAAGACTTGGCAGATGCTTATTTTATAGGGAGGTGTTTCATTGAAACATGTTTGGAGGAACAATGTTCATAATCCACACAAGTTTGTTTGAGGTTATAGGTTGTATCTTGTTAGCAATTCTTCTATGGAAACTTACATGATGCAATGGCTTAAAACAGCAGCAGATAAGAAGAGGGTCAGGGAAGACCTTTCTACAGGGTTCTGTCCTATCTGTGGTTGTAAATACTCTACCGGAATGAATCAAGCAGTATTAGATCACGATCATTCTAGTGGTCGTATAAGATCTGTTCTTTGTTCAAAATGTAATCTACTATTAGGCCGTTATGAGCTTTATTTTAAGAAACTACTAGGAAAAACATCTTGTAATCTTCCTGATGTTCTTGTAGCATTTAGTAACTACCTTAAAAATAGTTTTCAACCATATCTTCACTATGGAGTTATTGAATCCGAAAAGAAACGTATTACTCGTTGGAGAAAGGAAACTATTTACAATAAACTTATAGAAAAAGGTATTGACTTAAAATCAGAAAATGCTTATACTAAAGCTCAACTTACAGGTATCTATTTAGAATTGTTTAAAAAGGAGATAGAAGAGAATGTCACAATTTGAAGAAGGTAAGATTGAAGTAACAAGCCCAGAGCATTCTGTTTATGTACAACAAAAATTATTTGATTTGGGATATCATTGGGGTGGTGGTCTTAAAACTGCTAAATATACAGATGCACGTTTTCTGTTTACAGATAAACAAGGTTGTATTACTTATGAACAAGATGATGAAGACTATTTTAAAAGTGAAAAGTGTGAGCAGTTTGATTACCCTATGCCTTCCAAAACAGATTCTCTAAATCTTGCAGGATGTGTTTTTAAGTTTCCTGAAGATGAAACTAAGTCTAAAGAGCTTCAAGAATATTTGTTCTCACAAGGATATTATTGGTTAGGGTATGCTAAAAAATACTTTAAACTTAGGGGTTCTTATTTTGTAACAATAAACTCTTACGGATGTATGAGTGTACTTTATCTTGGCGACATTAAACCCACCCACGAACTAAACTTAAAAGTTAAATACTCACTTTCAGTAGAAAAACTTCTTGAAACTGTGACTATTGAAGGTAAAACATTCTTGAAATCAGACTATGATGTCTTCTTGGAGAAAGCTATCAATGACTAGCGATATCCTAGAATACTCTTACATTGATGATGCAGGAAACGAACTGAAAGTAGTTCCTATTCGGAGCACATTGCACGGAACAATGTTAGAAGGTCTTCTGACAAGTCATGGTTATGTGTCTTTGAAAGATATTCAGTTTGGCAACTGTTTCATTATTAATGAAAAAGATAAAACCTTTGTAGGTAGTAATGTCTCACTCTCAATGTACAACTTGTTTGAAGTTAAAGAAACACAAGAGGGTATTGAGATTACTCTTGAAGTAGAAGAGATGGTTAAGATTGCAGGTCTTTACTTTTTAAAATCTGATTGGAACAATTTCAAACAGAAAGCTATCAAAGAGCATATTTATTTTTAAGGAGAGGCTATGAACGGTTTACAGTTGACACTTGCTGAATGGGAAGATCTTCTTGAGAAGGATACTATAACTTTTACATATAAGAACTACAAAGGTGATTTTTCTGAACGGACAGTGATTCCAGAGCGCATCAAATATGGTTACTCACAGTATCACGGCCCACATGATTTATGCCTTCTTTGGGCATATGATGTGAATAAAGAACAATACCGTGATTTTGCAATCAAAGACATAACTTTCAATTTTGATTTATAACTAGTAAGGAACAATAACTAAATGTCATTTTTATTTCATGCTTCAACCTATCAAGAATTTTTTGATAAAATCAAATCAAACTTTGGTGGGGACAATAAAGTAAACTTCTCACTTGTTGACGAAATGCACCAACGAGTCCTTGTAGAAGCAGACAAAGTAGAGAATACTTTTGTGAATGGTTTTCATGGTGTATTAGAATACCTAAATGAAAAATTTGGAACTAACTTTGATGTAGAAGCAACTGTTCTGCATGATCCTCAAGGTGTGGATGTTCATGTTAGTAGTTCTGATGATACTCAGGATACCACCGTAGAAGCTCCTGTGGAGCCCGTAGGAGCAACACCTAAGAAGGTTAAGCCAAAGAGTAAGGGTGCTGCTGTGGAAACTGCTACAGGGTCTACAGAAGCGTAGTTAAAAGGCAATAACTGTTAAGAACTAGGCTGGTTTTGTCCAGCTTAATTTGTTTGTGATGACAAGGAGATTATATTGACAACGGCTACTCAAATCAAAGATACTGTTTTAGAACTTAAAGGAAAAGGCATGAGTAATCGTGCAATTGCTAAAGAGTTGTTTGGAAAAGGAAGTAGTGAGTCTACTATTCGAGGTATTCTTAAGCAGTGTGGTTATAAGCAGTGTGGTGTCAGCTTTGAAGTTAAACCTAAACCGGTAGGCCCAAAAGTTCTTATAATTGACATAGAAACTTGCCCTATTCAGGCATATGTGTGGTCTTTGTGGAAACAAAACGTTGGTTTGAATCAAATTAAAAACGAATGGCACCTACTGTCATTATCAGCTAAGTGGTTGGGTTCTCCAGAGGAGGAGATCATCTATATGGATCAGGAACACATTTATCCATTCGAAGATGACTCCTTGCAGTTACAGAAGTTATGGGAGCTGTTGGATGAAGCAGATTGGCTGATTAGTCAGAACGGTAAATCGTTTGATATTAAGAAGATCAGAGCACGAATGGTTATGGCAGGTCTTCCACCATTCTCTCCTGTGAAACATATTGACACACTAGAGATTGCCAAACGAGTATTTGGGTTTACGTCTAATAAGTTAGAATGGATGACAGATAAGCTTTGCACTAAATATAAAAAATCCAAACACAAAAACTTTGTAGGTTTTGAGTTATGGGTTGAATGCATGAAACGAAATCCAGAAGCTTATGTGGAAATGAAAGAGTATAACCAGATTGATGTTTTATCTTTAGAGGAATTATATTACATCATCTCTCCTTGGTCAGATCGCCTACCTAACCCTAACTTACATACAGATGATCTAGTAGTTCGTTGCATTTGTGGTTCTGAGGATATTGTAGAACACGGTTTTGCTTGTACAGATGTCAGTAAATTCCAACAGTATAAATGTAATTGTTGTGGTAAAACATATCGTGGACGGGTAAACTTGCTTGATAAAGCAAAGCGTAAAACAGTACTCACGAATGTAAAAGAGTTCTAACGAACGGCTAAAGAAAGATTGGAAAGAAGATAAATCTAAATGGGTGGCGCGTATCACGCTTGAAGGTGAAAAAGAATTAGGATTGGTAGTTTCACTACTTTCGAAGCCGCCGCTGAGATTCTTTGTAGGTGATATACACCTAATTATTGATATTACAAACTGTGCATAACCTGCACAGTTATTTTTCTAGGGGTTTTATGTTAGACTTGCAACAAGACTACGAAGAGTTAAAAGAAGCTATTAAGAAGTTTGATGAAGAAAAGGAGAAGCTAAATAATATGCAATACGATCCAACAAAATGTAGTATTTTACTTAACGGTGTTGAAATCGGAGCCAGTGTTGATTTTAAGGTTTACCCGTCAACACCTAAAGTAATTATCCTGAATGCACCTAAAATGACAGGCAAAGATGTTACAGCAGAATACTTGGTAGAAAACTTAGAAAACACAGCGCATTGTGAGTTTAAAGATCATCTATTCAAACTGACCAAATTGATTTATCAAGTTTCAGATAAACTCTGGGATAGTTTATACACACGAGAACTAAAAGAAATTCCTTCTACTTATCTTGAAGGTTTATCTCCACGACAAGCACTTATTAAAGTTTCAGAAGAAGTTATCAAACCTATCTACGGGAAGGGTTATTTCGGCAAGGCAGCATTAAAGCAAGCACTGAATAGTCATAACAATCTTGGTAGTAATCTTTGTGTATTCTCTGATGGTGGTTTCATTGAAGAGTTGAAACCAATGTTAGACTATTTAGGAAAAGATAATATTCTGATTGTCCGTATTCATCGTGAAGGATATACTTTTGAAGGTGATAGCCGAAACTACTTGCCAGATAGTGATGATTATCATACATCTGACTTACATAATAATGGGACATTAGAAGAGCTATTCTTGAAAGTAAAATCAATTGTAGGTGAGTTTGTCGGAGGTAAGGTTTGACAAAGTTTATTGTCGTAGATGTTGATGCAACAGTTGTGGACACATCCCTTTGTTGGTTCAAATACTTAGAGTGTCTTACTAAAAACAAGTATAGGTGCATGCAAGAGCTTCCTTGTAACTTAGAGGGTTTTATTGAGTATAATTTGGCTAAATACTATCCAGAGTTGACAGAAGATGAAGCGTTTTCCTTCTGGCATAACCCAACGTTGTATGACAACATGAAACCTATTCCAGAAGTTGTAGAAGCTCTTGCGGGAATTGTGGGTGATGTTAAGGTTGTTTTTTGTAGCATGTGTCGCCCAGAACACTTGAAATCTAAAAAGAATTTCATTGATAGGGAAATTGGTCAGTATTTGAAAGTTCCTTATGGTTTTGTAGACACAGCAGATAAAGACTCACTAAAAGCTGATGTTTTTATTGACGACAGACATAATTTCCTTAATATGAGTGATACTGGTGCAGTAAAGATTAAAATCAACACACCTTACACACAAGATGAGGAATTGAAAATTCCAGTTATCGCAGTGGATACTTGGGTGGAAATTAAAGGTATTTTTAAAGCATTAGGTTATATTGGAGAGGTATAATGACCTACAAAGAAGGAAACTACAAAGTTATATTAAAAGATGGGACAGAAAGTGCTCCGTTTAAAGTGTCATCTGTATTGTGTCAGAAACAGATGAACCAGAAGTTGTATTTCTTTTTAGGAGTTGATCCTAAAGATGTTCAAGTTATTGTGAAGGTGAAATAATGGAGAGTGTTGAGTTAGTAACACATTGGGAAGATTGTTTACATTTAGTGTTAGAAACACACAAAGTAAAAATAACTGCTACGGAGTCTAATGATGAGATAAGTGCATTAGTTTGGCTTGATGCAAAAGATGTTGCTAAGCTAATCAATGTCCTGATTAGTTTTCAGAAAGAATTAGAATAAGGAGAAAAGAGTGTCAAAGATTAAGGTAGAGTATATTACACACATGGGTGATGATTTAATGGTTGCTAATGTAGCTCGTGTATCTTTTGCAAAAGAATCCAAAGAGTTTACATTCCGTGAGGACAAGCCAACAGGGAGTGATGAGGCCATTATAGAGTATTTAGCTAAGCATAACCATTGGACACCTTTTGCTCACCCACAAATACAGTTCCGTATCAAAGCGCCAGTACCAATCAGAACACAGTGCTTCAAGAGTAAGGCAGGATTTGTCGAAAACGAAGAAAGCCGCCGATATATCTCATCTAAACCGGAGTATTATGTCCCTCCTAAATTCCGCCTTGCTCCTACGGGCAATAAGAAACAAGGGAGCGGTGAAGATCATCCAAATTCAGATGTGTGGCAGATGTTCTATAAACAGACATGTGAACGTGTTATTGGATCTTATGAGTTGATGATTGCAAATGGTATTGCCCCAGAGCAGGCACGTTTCATTCTGCCGCAAGGCTGCATGGTGAATTGGATCTGGACAGGAAGTTTGGCTGCTTATGCCCGTTTCGTAAAACTACGTCAAGATCCTCATGCACAACTAGAAGTGAAGATGGTAGCTGATCAGATTGATAGTAAACTTGCAGAGTTGTTTCCAGTATCTTGGAAAGCATTGATTTCTAAATAAAACAATCTTTATAGGTGTTGCATTCTTTATAGAAACACCTATAATACACTTCATACCTTACCAAAAGAGAGAAAACATAATGACTAAAGAATTACACATCAAAGAAGAACAACCATTGTGGGTTAATTTGGATATCCGTGCAGTTCGTCACATCGCATCAGGTTTAATGAAACGGAACAATATCGCTTTTGAGAAAGATCATAATGGTTATGATCGTATTCCAAGCCCCATCTTCAAATCAGTTTTACACCTACTAGGTTTGGATTTAGAAGTAGGATACAAAAATCTAAAAGATGTTGTTATCCGAGATAAAGATAACTACCGACAAGGAACACGTACAACAGTTATCACAGGGCAAATCCGTGAAGACTACCCTTATAAAGGTTTGTATCGTCAACGTTATGATAAACTTTGTGATGTGTTTACTGTCAAAGATGTTGAAAAGAATATTGTACTGTTAGAGACGTTTGGTCTTAGTCATTACACAAGTATTTTACCTGTTGAGGATGACCTGTAATGGATAACAGTTTAATGTTTAGTAGTGCTAATCAAGCGTGGAGTACCCGTCCTGAATGTTTTAATCAGATCCAAGATCTTGTAGGTTATGAGTTTACACTTGATCCTTGTGCGGAAAAAGAGACTGCAAAATGTGCTCGGTTCTTCACCAAAGAAGATGACATGTTTGCACAAGAAGATTGGGGATATAGTTTAAACAAGTTTGATGGCGAGTACTGTCAGTCTAAGGTGTTTTGCAATCCGGTCTACGGACGAGAGCAACCTAAGTTTGTAAAGGAAGTTATATCTCGTATTGAATTAGAGCAGGTAAGTTGTGCAACAGTTCTTATCCCAGCGAGAACGGATACGAAACTATTCCATCAGATTATTTTACCAAAAGCGTCTTGTGTTACCTTCTATGAAGGTCGTTTAGTTTTCGGTACAGATGCTTATTGGGAATCTTTATGGGAACAAGAGTTTCTTGTAGATCCTAAAGGTAAGAAAACAAAGAATAGTTTGTTTGGTAAGGTTGGTAAGTTTACTTCTGCACCTTTCCCAAGTATGATTGTTGAGTTCACAGAAGATAGTGTCTTAGGTGAAGGAAATGATCTGCTATATCCAAACATCTCTACACTGAAAGCACCCAAGTTTACCTACAAAGGTTAAAAACAATGTCAAGGCATAAACTGCTAAAGTTTTAACTTTGTAGTGACATTTATGCTTTGACTTAAATAGTTAAATAATATACAATTATAATCTTACAATAAACACTGAGAGGAATAATGACTGCTTCAGAAACTAAACATAAGAAACAAACTGCCGCACAACGCTATAAAGAAACTGATTTGCGTGACCATTATGGGCTTTTTAACGACTTATTAGAACCTATTGATTTTGGGCCATTTTTCCCTTTCACAGATAAAGACCATAAAGATGGGTACAAATATATGAATAATTTAGCTGTTAAGAATATTGGGTGTGGTTGTTAAGTAAGGAGATAAATTGACAGATTTCATAATTAAACGATCAGGACAGAAAGTTCCTTTTGATGTAACTAAACTTGCAAAGTGGGCTGAGTGGGCCTCTAATAAGAATGTAGACTGGCAACCTATCCTAGAGACAGCATTAAAACGTTGTCCTAATGGTGTTACTACAAAAGATTTCCATAAAGCTCTAATTGATACTTGTACAGAATCTTTAGATTTTGATAAGGTTCAAATGGCGGGACGACTTCTTATAGGACAGCTATACAAAGATGTATTTGGCAAGTTTGGAACCCATTCGCTAAAATCATTCTATAAGCAAATGGTGAAAGATGGTTTGTGGGAGGACATGCACTACTCTGATGAAGAACTAGATGAACTAGATTCTGTCATAGACCACACAAAAGATTTAGGGTATTCTTACACAACAATTAGACAAGTTATTGATAAGTATTTAGTAAAAAATAAAGTGACTAAACAGATCCATGAAACGCCACAGTTTATGTTTATGGGTATGGCACTTATGACAATGAAAGATGACATTACAGATAAAATTAAGAAAGTATCTGAATGGTATAATGATTTGTCAAACTTGAAGTGGAACTCTCCTACACCAATAATGAATGCTTGGAGAACACCGTTTAAGTCTTATGCCTCATGTTGTATTTTTAAATCAGATGATGAAGCTGAAAGTATTGAGGCAGCACAACACATTGCATATACAATGACGACTGCACAGGCAGGTATTGGTGGATACCTAGATACACGGTCTATACATGACCATGTTAATGCAGGACGAACAGTGCATATGGGTAAACTACCATACTATAAAATGTTCGACACCACAGTACGATCAACTAAGCAAGGAGATAGGTCAGGTGCTCTTACAATGTACTATCCTTGCCTAGATCCTGAAATTGAAACATTGTTGAAACTGAAAAATGTTAAAACGCCATTAGATAAAAGAATTAACTTAATTGATTATGGTTTTCAGGTTAACGCTTTCTTTTGGAAAAAGGTTTCTAAACAAGATAACTGGATGTTAGTTTCAAGATACTATGCACCAAAATTATATGAGTTGTTTTTCAGTAAGGACACTAAAGAGTTTGAACTTGAATATGACCGCGTACTCCATGATCAATCTATACCGAAACAGATCATAGGGGCGGTAGATATTGCAAAATCCTTTGTTGTTAATCGGCAGGAAACAGGTCGTATCTATCCTTGGTGGGCTGATGCTGCAAATAAACAAACACCATTTAAAGATAGGATTCATTCGAGCAACTTGTGTCTTGAAACCGGGCTGCCTACACAAGGATTCAAATCAAGCGAAGATCTTTATAAACAGGAAGAAGGTAGTGGTGAAGTCGCCATGTGCAATCTTTCTGCTTATGTTCTGAATGATGAAGACACTGATGAGGATATAGAACGTATCTATACCTATGGTGTCAAGATGGTAGACAAAAGTATCAGTGAAATGGTTTACCCCTTACCTTCTATAGAGTTCACTGCTAACGCTCGTAGGTCTTTAGGTATAGGTTTAACTAATCTAGCTTACTTGATGGCTAAGAAAGGTCTAAGTTACTCTTCTAAGGCGGGTAAAGAGTTTATACATCAAGTAGCGGAACGTCATAGCTATTTCCTACATAAAGCATCTTTAAGATTAGGTAAAGAGCTTGGAAACGCTCCTTGGATACACAAAACCAAATATCCTAATGGGTGGTTTCCTCATGATGATTCTTCAACATTTCTTAACAAACTAGGTTTAGATTTAAGTTTGAAATATGATTGGGAAGTGTTGCGAAAAGAGATTATAAGTAATGGTGGAATTCGTAATTCAGTATTAGAAGCTCACATGCCTTGCGAAAGTAGTTCTCAGGTATCTAATGCTGTGAATGGTTTATACCCCGTAAGGGAGTTGGTTATTATCAAACGGTCAGGATCAAACCTCAATGTGTTTTTTGCTCCTGAATATAACAACCCTTTAGTAAGATACTTTTATGAGTCAGCTTACGATGTTCCTCCTAAAGATATGCTTGAATGTTATGGGTTAGTTCAGAAATTCAGTGGTCAAGGTATAAGTGCAGATACTTGGTTAGACTTATCTAAAGGTTCTGGAAAGATGTCATTGAAAGACCAGTTACAATTAATGATTTTGGCTACAAGATTAGGACTTAAATCACTATACTACCAAAACACAAGGACAGATTCTGATACATCCTTTGATGTGACAGATGATTCTTGTGAAAGCTGTAAAATGTAAAGGAGAATTTGTTGCTATTTAATAAACATAACACAAACCACCAAGAGGCAGAAATGCCTCTATTTTTGGGACAAACTTTAGGTGTACACGACACAATTAATGTCCGGCACCCTTATCTGGAACAACTCTTCACACAACTCAAAAGTATTGATTGGGTAGAAGATGAGGTTAATTTAGATAGAGACCGACAACAGTTTGAGACTTGCCCTAAAGAGATTAGAGATCTTATGATTAAGAATCTAGCCTTTCAGGCAGAATTAGACTCTATTGCATCGCGTAGTGCTGGTGTCCTTATTGCACCATTTATAAGTAATCCAGAATTATGGAGACTAGATTTAGGTATTGCAGTTAATGAGTGTCTACATGCCGCAACTTACACGCATATCATTAAAATGTGCCTAAAAGATACACAAGAGTTCTTTGATGAGGTTTACAAAAATGAGCAGATTATTGGTCGGGCAAACCATGTAAGTGAAGTTTTTGAGAAACTGCAAGATCTTGGTGCTCACCTTACAATGTACGGCATGTGCTCCAGCGATCGAGGTATGTATGAAAAAACACTAATCAAGTATTGGGTAGCAATGTATGCATTAGAGCGAATACAGTTTATGGTTTCATTTTCTGCTACTTTTGCTCTTGCAGAACAAGATTGGTTCTTAGGTATTGCTTCACTGGTTCAAAAGATCTTAAAAGATGAATTTTCTATTCATGTTAATCGTGCAAAGTATGTTGTGAATGTTTTAAAACAAGAGTTCAAAGAAAGTTATAATGAGGTTAGAGATCAACTAAAATCTATAGTAGATGAAGTTGTAGAGACAGAGTACACTTGGTCAAGATATCTTTTCTCAGAAGAACGTAAGTTAGTTGGGTTTAATGCAGAACTGTCTGAAAAATGGATTGATTATTGTTCCCAAGAAGTTTATGACTCTTTAGATATACCTCTACCGTTTGAACGTGTAGATAAGACACCACTACCATTCATGGACAAGTGGATCAATGTAGATAAGATCCAAGTAGCTGCACAAGAAACACAAATCACAAACTATAAACTAAATTCTTGGGTGGATGATATCCCTCAAGGTTATGAATTTGGATGGGAGGAAGATAGTGAGTAAAAGTTATATAGTTTATGGAAAACAAGATTGCCATAATTGCAAGACAGCAAAGCAGATGTTAGACCACAAAGGTATTAATTATAAGTACAAATCAATTCCAGAAGACTTATCTCGTGAAGAATTGTTCTTAGTGATGGAGTCTTTTGAGGTTGTTCCTCGTAGCTTCCCACAGGTTGTTATGATCGATGATGAGAAGCTTGCACATTATGTTGGCGGTGTTCCTGAACTACTGAAAAGTTTTAAAGAAAATAACTTGTAATAATCTTTGTATGTGTTATTATTGGTAGTAGGAAAGGAGCGAAAGCTCCTTTGTTTATAAGAAGAATAAGTTAGGAGGTAGGGTTGATTAAGAAAGTAATTAAACGTGATGGAACAAACCAGACAGGAGATGTTGCACGAATTTATGTGGCTATTCAAAAAGCAGCAGATAGTGTAGGTGTTGTAGTAGAGAACTTGGAAGATATTGTTGGAAAGATTCTGCAACGGTTGGGAGAAAAAGAGCAGCACACAGTAGATGAAATTCAAGATGCTGTTGAACATGTTTTGATGGTCTCTAAATATAAAGGGGTGGCTAAAGAGTATATTTCTTACAGAAAGGAAAGAGATATATTTAGGGAGGGGAACGGTAAACTACTACAAGATATTCAGCAGTTCATAGATAGAACATCAGAAGAATTTACAAACGAAAACTCTAATAAGGACTCTCTTGCAGTAAATACACATCGTGACTTAATTGCGGGCATTGTTAGTAAACACTTTAGTGTTACTCAGTTTATGCCGAAAGATGTTGCTAAAGCGCACACAGAAGGTTTTATTCACCAACACGATACGGACTACTATATCAGCCCCCTGACGAACTGCTGTTTAATAAACTATCCAGATATGCTAAAGAATGGATTTAAAATTGGTGATGCAGAGATCGAGGAGCCTAAGAGTATCGGAGTTGCTACAACGGTTTCTACACAGATAGTCCAAGCCGTAGCATCAGCTCAATACGGTAAATAACACTGCCGTAATAAAACTCAGTTAACCTATAAATATAGGGTGTCCGATAAGGGCTAACGAGGTAAATAGTGGAATACTACGATCTCGTGCTTAATAAGGAGGATGGAATGTCCGAAACTCGAAATAAAACTTTAATGTTACAAGATACAATATACCAGTTATATGTCATAGAAGGTAAAAGCTTGAATTCTATCTCAAAGTTGTTATTCCTGAATAGAAAAGAGATGACAGAGATAATCAAAAATGAGTTTGAATTTGAGCGGGGCAATGTAAAACAGGCCACACCAAGAATTCAAAAATTATTAAACCAACATAAACAGACACTCCTTGATTATATGGGTAATACGGATTCAAGATACTTAGTGACATGCTTTAGTCAGATAGGTATAACTGAAAATTTATTCCGAACTTTATGCAGAAATGATAAAGAGTTGGATGAGGCCAGAAACCTGTTCAATAGTAGAGAATCTAAAAGACAAGAGTTAAAGAAAAAAAGGGAGCTACGAGAAGAATCTTGGAATCAAGATATAAACTCTATACCCAACGAGGTTTGGTTGGATATTTTAGGATATGAGGGTAGGTATCAGATCTCTAATTTTGCAAGAATTAAAAGTACCACAGGTGCTCCCAGAATAATGATGCCAGATTTTAATGAGAAGATTGGGAGATACCAAGTAGTCCTTTATGACATAAATGGTAAACCAAAATCGCATAAACGCTATAGGTTGGTAGCACACGCATTTGTTCATAATAGTGATCCTTCTATAAATAATACTGTTAATCATATTGATGGTGACAGCACAAATGATTTACCAAACAATTTAGAATGGTGTAGTCAAAAATATCAGAACTGGCATAAAAATAAAGTGCTAGGTAGAGAAATTGCAGAACCTTATAAAAGAAATGGAAGGTTTACAAGCGTTGTGATTGATGACAAATATACTTTTAAAACCCTAGCTGCCGCAGCTAGGTTTCTTGAGGTCAGTGAAACACAGATCCAGAGATACATAAGACTGGAAACAAAGACAGACCGAAAAATCGAGTTAATTTATTAAGTGTAACGACTAGGCGAGAGCCGTAGCAAGTACGTGAAACTCTTACTTGTGAAACACTGAGGTGCACCACCCATAGTGCACAAGAAATAGTCTAACTACAAATTACAACAAATTATTTGTAGCAGGGTAGTACACTGAGCCACATTGATACGCATTGGGCACCATATGTTGAAGCAAGCTATAACAAGCTTGTGAAGGAAGCTGAAACATACAATTTACCGCCTACATGGGTGTGGCAGAAGCTTAACAAAGAAGTTCATGATGCAATGCAGACATTCTTGTATCAGGTTAACTCACTAACCACAACCAACGGGCAAGCACCATTTATTACAATTTCTTTTGGACTGGATACTTCACGTTTTGGGAGAATGATTACAAAACATTACTTACAAGTCCATAATGAAGGTATTGGTAAGAATAAAATTACACCTGTTTTTCCTAAAGTAATCTTCTTCTTGCAGGAAGGTGTTAATATGAACAGGGAGGATCCTTCTTATGATTTGAAACAACTTGCGATTGACTGTGCAGTTAATAGGGTTTATCCAGACTGGATATCATTACCACTGAACAGGCAAGTAACAGGTGCAGAGCAATCTGCTACAACCTGCATGGGCTGTAGGGCATTTCTATCTAAATATGAAGAAAACGGAGAAGAAAAAACTTTAGGGCGGTTAAATCTAGGTGTAGTTAGCCTGAACCTCCCAATGATTGCACAACAGGCAAAACAAGACAGTTTAGATTTTTTTGACAACCTAAATAAATATTGTGAGTTAGCATATAAAGCACACATGACACGAGTAGATAGATTGAAACACACCAAAGCTCGTCAAAACCCTACCATGCTCATGTATGGAGCAATTGCCAGATTACAACCAGAAGAAACAATTGAACCGTTGTTTTATAATGGTAGATCCTCAATCAGTATTGGCTATATTGGGGTTGCTGAAACTTGTGAGATACTACGAGGAGGTGTAGATAAAGACTTTTCAGTTAAAGTCTTACAGTTCATTGCAGACAAATGTGTTGAGTTTGAACAACGTTCAAACATTGCATTCTCTGAATATGGGACACCATCTGAAGGTTATTGTCTCAAAGCAGCAACATCTTTTAGAAGAATGTTTGGTGATAATATCATTACACGAGATTTTGTAACCAATTCGTTTCATCAACCTGTGTGGGTTAATTCAGATCCTTATAGTAAATGGCAGTACGAAGAAGGTTTTGCAAGAATCTCAAAAGGTGGTAATATTAGCTATGTTGAGCAGCCTAGCTTGGTAAATAACAAAGAGGCTTATGAAGATCTTATAAACTATGCTTATAAAAGAATACCTTACTTTGGAATAAACACACCCATTGACCGATGCTTTAAGTGTGGCCACAGTGGGGAGTTTAAACCTACAAGCAAGGGTTTCACCTGTCCAAAGTGCGGAAACCACGAAGAAGGGACTATTTCAGTGATCCGTCGTGTGTCTGGTTATCTGACTGCACCTAATAGTCGCCCGTTTAATCAGGGCAAACAGCAAGAGGTGACTCAGCGTGTAAAACACCAGTAATTATAATATTGGCAAGAAAAACCTTGCCAATATTTCCGAAACCTTGTAGAGTGATATTACAAATAACCAATTAGGAGAGAAAATTGAAAACAGAATCAGAACAAGTTAAATCTAAAAGAATTAACATTTCAGAGTTAACCAAAGATCGCTCAAATCCAATCATTAAAGCTTTTAACTTAAAAGGTCAGGTGTTTGGGTTTGCTGCATACTTCATAGTAGCAGACGCTTTGAAGCTTACACCACAAAACTTTGAAGGAACAGACCTTCTTATAGATGATGAAGGAAGAACTTATAAGGTGACTACTACAACAGACCTGTTCCCTGCTTACACTAAAGGTTATGGTCGAGATAAGAGTGACCTTTTAAATATTAAGAACTTTCTGATCATGCAAAGTGACTATATTGTTCTTTTAGAACCACCAGTTGACGGGTATTCTGTTCTGACTGTTTTCAAGACAACAAAACTTGTGTTAACTGGTAAAGGAAAACTTAAATAGGAGAGTTCTTGACAGTAAAAAGTGAACTAGATCAATATTACACAAAACCTGTTGTAGCTAAATATTTTTCAGATATAATTAAGGGTAAGTTTGGAGAAAGTTCCTTTATAGAACCCAGTGCAGGAATGGGAGCTTTCTCTTGTAATTTTACAGATATCAAGAGTTATGACTTAGACCCTAAGTTTGAAGGTTGTGAATATCAAGATTTCCTAAAGCTTGAAGAAAACCTGCAAGGTTGTGTTGTAGTTGGCAACCCTCCGTTTGGCAAGTGTGGATCTTTAGCTGTAAAGTTCATAAATAAGTGTTGTCAATTAAATGCTTCTGCGGTATGTTTTATATTACCTAAGACTTTTAAGAAACTTAAGTTCCAAAATAAACTTAACGCACACCTACACCTAGAGTATGAAGAAGATGTAGAAGACAACGCTTTCATCTTAGAAGATAGTGAGTATAATGTTCCATGTGTATTTCAAATTTGGGTTAAGAAAGAAACACTAAGGGCTAAGTTCTTTGTAGGTGAAAATAAGTGGTTTAAACAAGTAGACAAACAAATGGATTGTGATATTATTGTTCGTAGGGTCGGAGGCAGAGCTGGCATGGTTTTGTCAGATGATAAAACATACAGTAAGTCTAGCACTTATTTTCTAAAATCATTACAGCAGAGTACCAAACAGATGCTTGTGATTTGTTATGAAGAGATTAAGAATATGGCAAGTAATACAGCCGGTGTCAGGTCAATAGGTCTTGATGAATTGCAGTATGTTTTAGACAAAAAGGAGCACATGTTTGAGTTTATATAAAGAGTTACATTTTCGTGTTGTATCTGATACAGAAATCATTACCAGTGACTTTGTAGGAACAATGCAGGCAATCCTCACCCTCCTTGGTAAGAAGGATTGCCTAAAGAACAGCTTACGCCAACAATATTGCATCGTTAACGAGTTAGGAACTGAAGAGCTGTTTGATTCTTATTTTAACAGCTTCTTAGATCAGCTAAACAAGAAGTATGGTACCTTCTTTGATGTTAATAAGAGTTACACACAAGTTGGCCCAAGCATTATTAAGTTTACACAACCTTTTGATTTAGAATTATTCAATAATAAGGAGTCCTCTAATGAAGGGCAAAAGCAAGAAGAAGATTTACAAGATCCAATTATCGATTGCGCACAAACAGTTGAGCAAGAAGACTTATCAGAAACCCCAACAGGATCTTCACCATTTGTCGGAAGAACAGTTCTTGACACAGATCGAGAATCTGCTGAACGAGGACAACCTGTAGTTGAAGAAACGATTGAAACAAATCAAGAGTCGGAGACTGAAGTGGTTTCTATCAGAACAATCAGAACAGATTTTGACAACATCCCTTGGGACAAAATTAAACCTCCAAGATGGAGCAAACAAAACGTTGTTGACCTTGCCGGAGAATTTGGTATTATCTTAGATGACCCAACTGCAAAACTAGTAAGTCTTGTAGTGCAATTTAAAAGTAAACTAGGAGAAGTATATGAGACCCCTAAAAATTGAAGATGCTTTTTGTTCCCATAAAGATAATAAATTGTACTTCAATGGTGAACTAGTTACAGGGCTCATGGATGGTGTCGCTGTAGAGCTTAAAAACCGTGTGTTACGTGTGACTTTACAAAACACAGCCACACACTCCCATGAATTATTTCAAGATTTCAGTAAACAACACAAAGTTAAGTTTCAACAATATAAAACAAACATTAACCTTACTGCTGAATTAATGTATGTTGACGCAAAAATGTCACAAGAGGTCACAGGAATTTCATTTTACTTTGTTACAGAACTAGAGGGTATTGATTTTGGTAACTAAAAAGAAGTTAACACAAGAAGAACGTCAAGTATTAGCATTTGATTTTGTAGACTTTCAAGATCAACAACTGAAAGGTGATGATACTTTATCTCAAATGCGAGACCAAGCAGTTAACGCTTTACAGTCAGGCCAAATGTATGAAGAAGATATTGGTTGGGCTAAAAACTTTATCAAAGAGGTTGGTGTCAAACTATCTCCTGAATATAAAGAACTGAAAGCTAAAACCTTCTTAGGTAAACTTGAAGGATTATCTGATAAAGATTTGGAGTTCTACCACAACTTCATTCGTATTACTAAGTTGGTTGATGTTGGTTATGGTGAGACTATTAACGACCTAGATTGGTACGTTAAAGAACAAGTTGCTTTGATTGATAAAGCAGAACAAGAACAACAGGAAGATTTTGCTGAGTCTGAGTATTCAACCTTAGATGCTTAATTGATTAACTGAGAGGTAAACTAATGACTAAACGTAATCAGAAGACTGTTGTAGATGCGCGTTGGGGAAAGAAAGAACAAGTAGGCCGTATCGTTAAGGATGAAGAGCACTCTTACGTTAAACCTCCAATCAATGCCAAGAATCAGTTTCAGAAAGATCTACTAAAAGCGTTAAAAGAGAGCAATGTTATTGTGGTAGATGCGGCAGCAGGTGTAGGTAAATCTTATGTTGTAATGTCAGAAGTTGCAGATTGGCTGAAGAAAGGGTATTACCATAAAGTTATGTTGACACGTCCAAGTGTCGGTATGGGTGAAACATTAGGTTTGTTGAAAGGTGATTTACGATCAAAATACGAGCCTTACTTACTTCCTCTTGTAGATGTTCTAGTTAAACGTTATGGATATGGATTCTATGAATCAGGGTTAGAGAACGGGACATTTGAATATGCACCTTTAGAATATATCCGTGGTCGTAATTTTGATAGTGTGGTTATCGTGGACGAGGGGCAGAATGTTCGACCTAATGAGGCGTACACATTGTTGACTCGTGTGGCAGAAGGTGGGAAACTTATTGTTATTGGAGACTCCACACAAAATGATCTTTCAGGACAGACAGGATTAGAGTGGATCTATAAGTTCATTGAGAAACACAACCTGACTGATCGAGTGTCAGTGTTGCGTGCGACATCTGATGACATTGTACGTTCAGATTTTTGTAAAAGTGTTGTTAAAGCTATGGAAGCAGACCGAAAAGAAGGTTTCAAGTTTTAAGTACCAAGCAAATAAGGTGAGCTTACAGCTCACCATTCTTTATAGAAAGGAGACCTTATAGAATGCACACAAAATTAACTGATGATTTCAAAAACTCTCTTGATAATCTATTATATAACTTTGACCAAGTAGAAGTTTTAGAAGAATCTGACGAAGAGTTTTCACCAGCACAAACAATTCGTATTGTAACAATGTTGAAGATGGGTTTTAAGACTATCTATGTAACACCTGAAGAGTTGTTTGATGTCCTGCATGAAATTCAAGTAATGAGTAAATATGTTAAACAGGAAGGAGAGGCGAATGCGGAGTAATTCAAAACGTTTAGTAAGTTATAACCAGACAGATATGGTCTACCCAACAGTAACACCTTATAGTTCTGGTATCATTTCTCGACCTATTGTGTATGAACATACAATTTATATTGATGAAGAGTTAGTGGCACCATCTGATTGGCGACACGAATTAGAAACTATCCGTAATGCAGCACCAGAAGATATTGTTATCATTCGCATCAATAGTGGTGGTGGTTCTGATTCAGTGATGGGGGCTTTTGTTAAAGCTATTGCTGAATCTAAAGCACATGTGATTGGTAGTATTGAACATACCTGTGCAAGTGCTGCTACAATCATCTGGTTAGCGTGTGATGAATATATCCTATCTACTGATGCAGAGTTTATGTGCCACACAGCAAGTCTTGGCTATGGTGGGAAACAGAATAACTTTCATGAGTATGCTCTATTCCTGAATGAAGCTAACAAACGTTTGATTGAGAAATACTATGAAGCATTCTTGTCAGAAGAAGAGATTGATAATATTCTTAAAGGTTCTGATATCTGGCTAGGTGCTGATGAGATCATCTCCCGTTTAGAGAAACGTGCTGCACACTTCAAAGCTAAACAAGAGAAAGAACAACTTGAAGCTGAAGAGGCAATGTTTGCAGAATTATCAGCAGATATGCTTTCAGAAGAAGAGTTGAAAGATATGTCTAAACAAGAGTTGATTGATTATATCTTAGGTAAAGATTTAGAAGGTGTTGCTGAAGGAGAGACACCTGAGAACCAACCAAAACAGGAAGCTTCAACTGTGTGGAAAAGCTCTGATGGTTTGTGGTCAAGTGACGATGCAGACAGAATTACATTAAATAAAGATCAGAGAGTGTTGTTATGTTGTGCGGAAGAAGAAGGTTCAGCTTTTTACGATGGAGACATCTGGATCTTTGATTTTGAGAAGTTATATCAAGTTTCCAAAGGTCAACGTAAAGCTCTCATGGATGAAATGGATTATATTGGCTTCCCTTACAACAAAAAATCAAGCACCTCGGTTTTAGGTCGTAAGTTCCAGAACTATTTGATTTCTATTATCAATGAATACTTAGAAGCAACAGGTTCTGATAAGATCCCAACCTTGTAGTAACAACACAGCAGCCTTCGGGCTGCTCCTTTTGTAGGAGAACAGATGACAAGTTATATTGAAGACTATTACAGTTCTTACTTTGATTTTTTAGACTACGATTATGAGGAGGTTGATACAGGTTTTTGTAGTTGTTGCAGAGAACCTTGTGGTATTGTAACCGTTGATAATGGTGTTGGCACAACAGAGTATTGGGGGTCGGTTTCAACACATCACCAGTATGATCAAGTAAGTGACTGTTGCCATGCAGATGTATTAGATTCTTTGGGGGAAGATGAATGGGTAAGAAACCTGAAATTGTAGTAACAACAAAAATCAATAGATCTTCAATGGATATTACAATCAATATTGGTAAGAAGACTAAAACAGTTACTGTAGAAACTGACTGTTTAGATCTTAACAATTATAGTAAACTACTCCAGTGGTTCACTTGCGTTAAAGAGTTTAAGTTCTTTGGGGGTGTTAACCTAACAGGCCAGTTCACACATGAATTTGTTTCACCTCTTGAAATCCCATACAAAGAACCTTCTTTTGAAGACTTTGAAGATGTGTATATGGTTGTAGAAGACTACACAAATGAAGCAGCTTATGAGAAAATGTATGCTGGTAAGGACTTCAGGTTGGAGGTGGTTATCCCAAACCTGCTAATGTTTATGGGAATAAAAGAATATTCCTTGAAATTTGCTTGATTTATTGTTTAGAGGTAGCTATACTCTTTTTATCAGGTTAAGAATTAAAGGAAATACCATGACCACCAAATATGTTGTTTACAAACGTCTGTCCAAACAGAAAACTGATGGAAACCAATACGGTTTTGACTCTCAGGATTTTGACATTCAGAACTTTCTTAAACACGATGGAGGCGAGGTTATCTCTGAGTTCTCTGAATTCTTCTCTGGGAAATCTTTGTGGACACAACGTAAAGAGTTGGTTAAGGCTGTTGAACTTTGTGAGAAAACTGGTGCAACACTCCTAGTTTCTAAGGTTGACCGTATGGGGAGACAGACAGAATCTGTAGCTCACCTATTGAACCGAATCAAGGTTCGTATTGCCACCATGCCAACAGCAACGGATATGGTAATTCAGATTATGGCTGTTATGGCAGAAGAAGAAGTTCGTGCTATCTCTTCCCGAACCAAAGCAGCCTTAGCGATGGCTAGATCAAAAGGAAAACTAATTGGTGGGGCTGCTGTAAAGAAACAATGCTCCAACCGTAAAGTGTATGAAACACAAACACAAACCAAATATGAACATTTACGTCAACCACTAGAAGCTCTACGTAGTGCAGGTAAAACACTACAACAGGTAGCTGATCAGTTCAATCAGTTTGGTTATCGCACAAGTAATAATGCAGAGTTTAAAGCTGCTACAGTTCAGCGTGTATGTAACTATCTTGGTGTAATTTAAACTTAAACTAGGATTAACAAATGAAACTTGAAGTTGGTAAAACATACACAATCGTTATTCCAGAACAAATTGCTCACTTGTATATTAATGAAGACCCTATTATCTCCCCTGAACAAACAAAAATCTTAACTGTTCAACCTAAACCAAAGTTTGTCTTTGTGGAAGGTGTTGAAAAAGAACCTTTACCGGAACACCTCAAAGGTGATAGTTGGTATGCTGTAAAATATGAAGGAAAAGAACGCACTTACTGGTTCTACCTACAAGATTACTACACAATCTCAGAGGTACTGGAAGTTGAGAGTTGTTAATTACTTCGGATTAGAGTTATGCATCCCTGATTGGGCTGGGTATTTGGCCCTTGATGAAAATGGTGAAGTTTGGTGTAGTAAAAGTAAACCTGTATATATCAAGTATCATGGTTATTGGTTAAATATTCACAACGATGGCATCTGCTTTCTACAAGCAGGTGTTACTTTAAATTGTTCGGCTGATCAAAGCCTTTTAAAAGTGGAGAAAATACTAAATGAATATTTTTAAAAAGATTGCTAGCTGGTTCAAACCAAAAGAAGAAACGGTAAGTATTATAAAACCTTGCAAGATGGATGTTGATGTATCTGTCCGTACACTTAAAACCACAGAATTGCAGTGGAATCAACCACGACCTACAATTAACACACGAGCGATCCAAGCACAACTACCTATTAAGTCAACCTCACAAACAACCACAACTGTCGTTGAGACACAAAACAATAATGATGATCTCCTATTAGGTGCTCTGGCTGCTGCAACTATTTTAGGTAATAGTGCCTCTTATGACAATGATTTCTCCAGTTCTTGTGATGGTAATAGTTGGTAGAAGATGAAATACTACACTGGTGTTGGATCAAGGGAGACTCCTAAACACATATTAGAACTTATAAGACAAGCAGGGAAAGTTATGGCTGACAAAGGATATGTTGGCCGTTCCGGTGGTGCTAGAGGTGCAGATTCAGCTTTCTATGAAGGTATGTTAGACTCAACCAATCTAGGAGATTTAGATTTTGAGTGCTACTTACCTTGGGAAGGTTTTAACGATTACTCTTCCAAACAAGAGTTTATGATCAACACACCCAAACTAGGTAACTACCTAGAAGCACAAGATCTTGTAAAAGATATTCACCCCGCTTTTGATAGATTAACTCGTGGGCCGTTGGCTTTACATACAAGAAACATCTGCCAAGTTTTAGGAAAAGATTTGACTACACCCAGTACTGTATTATTTTGTTACGGGAAGGTTGACAAACAAGGTGTCGTGTTAGGAGGCACTAGAACAGCCTATGTTTTAGCTAAACGGCACAATATTCCTTGTTACAACTTCTTCTTTGAAGAAAGCATTGAGAAGATTAAGGAGCTATTAAAGATATGAGATGTTGTAAGACTTGTAAACACAGAAAGATTTCTTATTATGGTGAGTGGTGGTATTATGCTTGTCTAAAAACATCAACAGAAACATTAGAGTTTGACAGGATCAGTGGTAATATCAAAAATAAAAAGTATACCTCTTGTGAATGTTCCGTTGACCTTTGTGATAAAGAAGGTTATTATGAACCCAACTTAATACAGAAGTTTAAGAATTTATTTATAGGAGAAAACTAATGCGACTAACTAAAGGCAAATGGAAGGCAAGCTACAAAGATACCTTCTCATTGGATTACACATTGGCACCTATTATCTTGGCTGCTTTACAACGCTTCCGAGACCAATCAGATAAGCAGATGTTTGGCACACCACAAAGTATTTTCGATGAGTATGAACTACCTGATGGTGCAGAAGAAGCACACATTATTTGGGAAGGTGTGATTGACCATATGATTTATGCGTTTGATTCCACCAATGAGCCTGACATCAACGATTACAATTTCACATACAGATATCAAGGTTTGATAGGTTGTACTAACACAGAAGAACGTGACCGGTATAGGGCTGACCTGATGTTTCACAACAAACTCAAGCAAGCTGGTTATGATTTGTTTGCTAAATATTTAACAGATTTATGGTGGTAAGATGAAAGCATACTTCTTCAACAACATGTACCTACAAGGTATTCAAGCTGGCATCCAAGCACAACATTGCACAGCAGAGTTGTTTGCAAAATATGACCACAATATTTATGGTAGTTACCCACTACCTGAAAAGGAAATCTTATTTGATTGGGCCAACAATCATAAAACTACAATCATTCTGAACGGGGGAGACCACAATAACTTAGATGACATCTATGGGATCATTGAAAGTTTGGCAAACCTCACCACACTACCTTTTGCAGTGTTCCATGAGGAAGGTGTCAATGATGCTATTACTTCTGTAGGGATTATTGTTCCAGAGGATGTTTACACAATGGCAACTGACACAACAAATCCTCACGAAACTTACAGTGAAGCGTGGACCAAGTTTGAGTTGGCAACATTGATTAAATCTAAACGATTAATGAATTAGGAGAACATGATGAAATTTGAGGAGTTAGACTTAACAGAAGTAACACAACACAAGAAACGTATTCACTTGACAGAAGATCAAATTAATCTTCCAGTAAATGAACCATTCCTGACTGTCAGCAACAAACACCGTTTCTATAGAGAAGACCATAATACTATCTTATACAAACACTATCGGATTCGAGAAGTTGGAGGTAGGTATGTTGTAGATTTTTTAAATTATATTTACGATTCAGATTTGTTCAGTAATAGTTTCAAATTTACAATCTTAAATAACTTTACTCATAACTACCACCCAATTACTTTTTATTGGGATGGTGGTCATGGTAAATATGATACAGTTGAACAAGCAGAAGAGAAGATACTCTCAATGACACAACAACATCTTGAAGAGTATAATGATTACTATCACAAAGAACCCGATAACATTGTTAAACATTATTGGTAAGGATACTATGAAACAACCAAAACCAGTAAAAACATTTATCATTCGTAACAAAGTAACATTAGAATGGCTCAACAAACCATTTAGTAGTTTATAGTAGTTTCTGGCCGACACCAATGAGTAATTAATGAACAAGAAGAATAGTAATGACACCACAAATTAATCATAAGCCATTCAACCTAGAAGCCGCCAAAACAGGTAAACCAGTAATGACACGTTCAGGTCTTAAAGCTCGCATTATTTGCACAGATAGAATCAACGGATACTACCCCGTAACAGCTCTTGTAATGGACGGAGATGGTGAAACTGTAGTCAACTACACAACATTAGGTGAATACTACCGTGATAATGGCGAACCACACTCCAGAGATTTGGTTATGGCCCCTGAAGAAGTAATACGTTATGTCCACATCTTCCAAAACAGACGAACAGGTAATCTCATTGCATCACCAGTACTGACGATAGAGAAACTTAAAACAGTGGATTATGATACTTATGGGTTCGATTATATAACCACTCAGAAACTAACATTTAATGTGTGAGAACAGCATAAAAGGTGTCTAATTAGAACCACCTTAGAAATGCTTTTGCAATAAGATATAAAAGAGATAAGTGCCAGTTCATTTAGGTTTATTTCTGTTATTCGGAAGACTTATAGACAACTACTTAAGTTGTTTGTAGGTCTTTTTTATTTATGCTTTACTGGAACACCAATGTACTCTTGTTTACCTTAAACAGTATCTTGACACCCTCCGTGCTAACTCGTGTCTTACCACAACCCCTCCCCATTTAGAACCAAAAACACTACGTCAGTTCCTATAAATTCTTGTCTGTAAAATATCTCATGGTGGTTAGTCTGTGTCAGCAAATCCTCCACTTATAGTTGTGCAATTATAATCTATTTATCCTCAATTATTTCCTCTTAATCCTGAACTCTGCTTAGTATTACCTAGTGAGTCTACCTTCGCTGTTGCATATCCTATATGTTACTGATTCTATTGAGTATTTTCACTGTTTAGTATGGGTACTGGTAGGATACTGTCGCATGAGGGATATCCTCAAGGTCTAGTGGATATGTGCTAGGCGCCTAAACCAACCGTGTCACATCTGAATCCTATAAATATAATAATATCCTTACATTTAAATGACTTACGTCCTGCCAGATAGACCTATTCAGCCTTTACAGATAGCCAGATGACTCCCCAATAGTGATTATAAAAAGAAAGTTTTCATTTTAGATATTTCTGGCATGGTTTTTGTCACCTATAACAGGTCAACACCCGTTGCTATTTTGTTATAGATATCAATTGGTTACGAAAAAGATAGGGATGAATTGGAAGATCAGATATTACCTTCAGAACTAGCTATATAAGCCAATAGAAACGCCATAGAGACATAGATCGATGTGAACCTTTATAGTAGGTAACCTTTATGTATCCGTCTTGTCAGGGGCTTGCCAGTGGCCCGTTATGATTGGAGATTCTGGCAAGATTGCATATAGACATATCGGAATATTCCGATATATAGATATGTTTTGATAAGGATTAGAAAAGTTTTTCTAATAGATTTTACTATTGAAAGGTAGGGTTGATATAGATTTTATTTATACCTACAAAAGAAGGTGTCAGTTGTCGCCTAGCAAGTATAGCAAATAGTCCCTACGGGACATGAGACATAAGGGCTGTTCCCTACGGTTCTCAACCGCCCTTAGCTATCGCCAGATAAACTTGCAGCTATGCTGTGATTAACAATCACCCACATAGTGGGCAATAACTTGCTAGCAGATACTAGACAGAAATATAAACCTGTCGTGGATCTCCTTCCCTTGCGGTTCCATGTTGCTTCTTAAACATGGAATTATAAAGCAAGGGCTTTGCGAGATAGTGAATGACTGTTAATGTAATTAACAATGAACGGCTATCGAGTTAATCATGGGATGATTACCTTGCTTTATAATTCCGCTCGCACGGCTCGCTCCATTGCGATCCCTCGCCTGATAATCTCATAAGTGGACTTTGTAGCAAAAACCATGCCAGAAAGATGATAACTGTTCTCAACAACTATCAAAACTCGCTCTCGTCAAAAACTATTTTTAATTAATGCTATGGCATTGCCTGCCTCAAGAATTGCTCAAAATGCTTTATATTGGCTTATACGCGATCTAAAATAAATTTGACAATAAAGGGATTTTATGGGTTAAAGTTTATAGAATTATTGGCATAATCTTTGCAGTAATTTGTTACAGACAAAGAAAAGCCGGATCATAGTCCGGCTTATTTGTAAAGGTTTTATTTATTTACCTTACAAGATCGTCTGATAAACCTGTGCTATCTAAATCCCGATCAAAATCATATTGACTCTGACCTGCACAGTACTTGCTTTTTGCTTCTTTCCGTGTAGTCGGGACGGGATAGCAATTGTGATAATTGTTATATTGATCACAGAATTTATCACGTAAAACTTTAGAACTGAAAACGTGCAAAATTCCGTACTTGTTCATTCTGCCTGTTTTTGGATTAGGCGTACCAGTGGAGGCGTTTTGACCGACCCAAGCGAGATAAGTTTTTGTTTTCATGATCCTGATCCTTACTGCTTTGTTGATATAACTAGAGTATAACAAAAAATCACCAGAAAGGGCAAGCTCTCCAGTGATTTAATTTATGATTATTTTAATATTTTCTTACTTGGTTAATACTATCAGAACCCCCGCAAATTAACTTGCTTTGTTTGTTTAACAACTTGATAACCGTTGTGCTGGCAAGCTGAAGAGTCAGCGGCGTATTGTTCAGCCTCTTTTTTAGTTTTGAATTCTTGCAAAGGATACCAAAAACCATTTAAGCGATATTGCACCTGAAATTGAATTTTTACTGTTTTCATGATCCTGATCCTGTTAACTTGTTGGTATAACTAGATTATAGATCACCTATAAAGAACAATGCAAACTATTTTGAGATTATTTATGCAATTCTGAAAAGACAAAAGGCCGCAAGATAGCGGCCTGATTGGTTACTCAAAATCTGGTTCGTTGTATTTTATAGCATCCGATATAATGTAACTCTTTTCCGTTTCGTTTAAAAGATGGTAACAGTTGGTGCATTTCACACCTTCTAAGTTTTTCAATAATCCGAGGATGTTTAGAGTTTTCATTTTTATGTCGCCTTATCACTTGAAATAATTTTCATACTAGTTTTAAACTTTTCTAGTATTTCCAGATTATCACTGGAAAGCGCCCTCACCGGTTGCAGCCCTTGCTTAGACCATAACAGAAACAGATCTTCAGCTTCTTTCTCTGATAGGATGGAACTATACAGGCGCCCTGACCCATCCAACGAATTAAAACTGATGACGTGATACATATCAGGTTTTTTCCTGTTAGTAAATTTTTTTAATAAGAAGTGTGATCCGAAGACCACACAACAAAGAATTATTAGAAAAGGCATATTTTTTTGGCCTGATATCTAATGATTAATCATTTTCTAACTGGTGCGCATAATCAACAAAAATCCGGCTCGCTTCCTCCTCGATGTACCAGCACAATGCATTGTAGATCTGCTCTTTGATGTAATACTGATCAGGATCATTATTGCTCAAACGTCCGTACAATGCTTTTGCAATATCACTGTAAGAAAAACCACAATCCCTGATCATGTTAAAATCTTGAATCATAGTAACGGCTGAAGGGTAGTCGATTTCTTTTGCTTGCTCTTCTACAAATTCTACAATCAACGGACGATATTTAGCAGTAAAAGCCACTGTATCTGTATAGTAAATAAAACCACCGCAGCCCGATTGTGATCCATGATCTGCAATATCCTGTGCTTTCGTTTTAAATTCATCCCAGCCACCATTTCCGGCCACAATAGATCGGATCAAAGTCGCTGGAATATGTGAATTTTTAATAAAAGATTTCAGAGTTAATTTTGCTTTATTCATGATGTCACCTATCAGGTTATTAATTTTTTCAGATTATCGGGCCGTGTGGCCCGACTTCTAGTTAAACTTAACAGTATGTCATAACAGTTGCAAACTCTTTTGTTTACTCTTCGAGTTCCTCAATTTGTTGTTCCAGATCAGCAATCTCATCTTGTAAATCACTGATCTGATCATTCAGAAAATCAATTTCTTCTTCTAATGCTTTGTATTCGTCGGTGTCTTCTACTGAATAGCTAGAATCAACATAATCATTCAAGCCACAGCGGTACGCGATAGGATCTAAGTTAACAAGAATGTGAGACGGGTAGTATTTTAATCCTGCGACAGTAACCGGCCCATATTCATCTAACAAAGAATCGTATTCATCGCTATAGTCATCCGGGTCAACTTCAATTTGACTTTGTTGTGTTTCCTTTGCAGTAATCTGATCCTGAAGTTTACGAATTTCATGATCTTTCATTTCAATAGTTGCTTTCAACTGAGAAACTGCAAATTTGATGGACATTTTAGATCCTTATGGCACTTGGTGCCTGATTGGTTGGGTTGATAAAGTTTTCCTTAAGAAGTGACACTATCCTATAGTATCACAATTTAAAGATCAAGCTCTATTTGGTAAGTTTTCTTTCATATCTTCTATCGTTTTATAAAGGTCTAGAATTAAGTACAGACCTTCTAGGTTTAACTTGCCAGTCTGGATATGTAAGGGTTCCAAGCCCTTTTCATAAGCTGGAAGATCTAGAAAATAATCATATGATGATAATGCACCACCTTGATCCAAGGCTTCCCATCTAGAGATAACTGCAGCATCTGAGAATGGATCGCAGCCGATCAGTGAATGCTTCAAATAAACCTTAACATCCCCGACTTGGTACAAGTAACCGAAGCAAGTTTGTGTTTGATAACGGCACTTGTCCCCTAATAAGTCTAACAGAATAACAACGTCACTATGGGAAACTTTCATTTTCATTTGTCCTATAAGTAGATCAGAACTGCCTGATCCGATAAATAAGATTCTAAAGATTGTTGTTTAGCTTGTCAATAACCTTTAGATTGTTCCTAAACCTTCTTAAAACGATTACAAACGATTGCAGGCTTATCCTCAATAATCACCAGACTGGCCGCAAAGAATCCAGCGATCAGCGATTCTAGCACGTTATGACAGATAAGACCATCTACACCAAGGAACACTGCACAGATAAAGACTAGCCACATGAGCGATAATTTCATTTTGATATTTTCCTTACTTAGCTATTAAATAATTTACATCTTTTGCTTTTACTTGAGTATCGATCATTTCAGGTTGATAGTAAGACCACGCCCGATCTAGTTTCTCGATTGCAAAACCAAAGTACTCGGACTGTTTAAAACTAGCTTCTTTTTTGAAGGTTTCCCGCGCAACACTTACAGCATTATCAAAAGATAAGCGACCATCAATTGAGATGTTAGAAAAAGAACCACATCCAGTGGAGAAGCTACCTGAAGCTAATTTTGTGATAAGAGTTGCATAATAACTAGACATAATGATCACCACTTATTCCGTTTTAAATTCAATAGTAAAAATCAATACAGGATATTCCTGGTATCCTGTCCCATCCTCTTCTAATAAATCCCACTCAAGATCCGCATTGTAAGGTTTATTCATTTTATCTTTGCAGTAATCCCGCATCTGTGCCAGCTGATCCTCGATTTGCTGATCAATATCACCATCAAAACAATTTTGATCTGCTGTAAAATCAATATGGTCCCATAACAGGTGGCATTCACTCTCGAGTTGCTCGATCACCTCTGCAATTGTGGTATTTTTATCTAGCGAGATATTGATCCACACTCCACTGGTGCCACTAAAATAATCTGATAACATAATGCCGTGTTCTACTATCTCAAGTTTATTTGTCATAATGATCACCACTTAGTTAGCTGGCAGCAACGTTCTGCCTTGATTTTTGCAATATCAGTTAACTCTTTTTATCAGGTGGTTTCCGTAACCTTAAACTGTGGCCTGATCCACACCCGTTCGCCTCTTGTTTTAAGTCGCTGTGTCTGGGCCTTGCCGCGACTGATGCGATAATAATAAGTCCTGCTACTTTATATTTCAAGTCTTTTTTCAATTATTTTTAGGTATCTTTCAAAAGAGTATTCATCATTGATTTTAACCTCATGAAAAACCTGATCGAGTATTTATTGCTCAATTTGATGAAGAAATGCAAAGCGTGATTGACGAGAGAGAATAACAAGATTGGCGTGAATTTTGCCTCGCTATGCGGGGCTTTTTTATTTTTATAATTTCACAAAAAACACTTGCCCCCATGGATAGTATATACTATTATTAATTCATCGGGAGGCAATAGCGCTAACCACAAAGGAGATACAAAATGGACATTATTATTACTTATACTCATACAGTTAACTTGGAAAACGGAATGAAAACAACATTTGAATCGGCATGGGCGGCGCATGAAGTTGTTGGCGGGTTGACATTTGTAAAAACGGAAAACGGGGTTGAGCATCACGTCGTTAAGAACGTAATATCCACAAGTATCTCCAAAGAAACAAGTTTTAGCTTGTACTAATGACCACCAAACCAGCCCAGCAGAGACAAAACGAAAAGAGGCGCAACAAACCGCGCCTTTCTCCTATGTTTCTGTCGGATGATGCAATGAAGAGGCTAGATGAGCTTGCATTCTTTGCAGGCCCTTTGCTATGATCTAAGCATATAAGATAACTGGAACAACAAGGCGAGCCGTAAAGCCGCGAGTCAATACGACCAACGGGAGGGATCACCAACCCTGCCCGCTTTTCAGCGATCCTGAAATTTAAAATTCCGATCTGATATTTTATCTAATAATAGTTTCTATTTTTCTGAAAAGTATTTTGCTTATTAAAATCGAGATTTGAAAGTCGTATTTTGATCCTGCCGCAAACTCTATTAAAATCCAAAATTGAATCTCACCTTATTTCAGAAATATTTCCTAAACATTCTTAACCTTATTTCCTCAGACTTTTCAATTAATTTCAAAATATATTTCCAGATATCTTAGTCACTACTTAGAATATTTCCCATAAAACTTAAAACTATTTTGTGTTATTTTATGTGAGTTATTGGCAGTATTTATAAATGTTTTATGAATGCTTACAGCTTATTAATATCTAATTTTGAACTTTGCAACGACATAATTTTAAAACATTTTCTGGAGATAATTACCTATCCAGTTAGATATTTTGTAGTCATTTCCTAGAAGGTATCCTAATTCTAATTAGAAAATGCTTAGGGAAAATCCTACGACAATTGAAAAATCCAATTAGAAAATGGTCGGAGATTTCTGAAAAGTAATTGGTAATTTGCAGATACAGAAAAGGCCCATAGGAGGGCCTGTATTGAATTCTAATGGTAAAGTAATACCGATGTAGCGGGTAGGCTCTAGGAATCGTTTATAGATGCCATAGAGAGCGTTTTAATGGTGTTTTCTTAGTAACTCATTACCCAACAAACCTAACAGTTGCTTCAAAATCATAACCTAAATGATTTAAGCACAACATTTCTTTAAACTTAGAAACTTTAATAGCAGCATGTTGTCCATCTCCATCGAAACAGAAAGAAAACTCTGTAATGTCCTTATCAGGATTTGTCTGTTTAATCATAGGCCGTCCGATGTCATATGCTTCAAAGAACTCTATAATGAGTAACTTTAAAGAAACATGATTAGTTTTGCAACCTGTTACTGTTCCTGAGACTTGTGTCCAGATGCTCATTTAACATTTCCTCTACTTTGCCAACTGTCTGTGCTAAGACATATTTGTGGTTAAAAGGGCAATTGTCACACTCAATAGATGCACAAAGTTCCATCTCAGCCAAGAGGTTGCATATACGTGAGATGTTACAATCATTATAACCTTCACCGATACTATTAAGTATAGTAAGTAAATTCTCAACCGTTTTCATTTAATAAAATCCCGTAAAGATTGTTGCAGTTCAGACAACTTTTGAGTTTCTGGGTTATCTATTTCAACAGGACTTTCGGGTAAATACATCCAGTGAGTAACGGTATTATTACCCTCAAAACCATATTTTCCATACTTTGTTATAATAAGTTGGTTACATATTTGAAATCCTCGATCCTCTGCATAAATCAGCACAATTGACCCTAATGTGGGCAACGTTTCTCTTACATCAAACCATTTCATTTTAAATCTCCTCTGGATCCTCTGGAATAGGCATCCAATACTTCACTGGATGTTGATCAAAACCTCTCGTTGCCCAGAACCAAACAACATCTACATATGGATTCTCACCTTCATGTTGCATTACAGCTAAAACTTGAATGTTTTTCTGAGAACTTGGAAGTTTATCACTAACGTCTATCCAATGACTTTTCAGGTTATCTAAAACCCACTGCATTCCGTGACGGAAACAATCACTCAATTGTGAAGGTTTTCCTATAGGTAAATGATGAGCTTCTAATCCTTCTTGTTCTAAACTTGTTAAAGGAACTTTGTGCATTGACAACTTATTCTCCTAAAAGTTTTGACTCTAAGAAGTTAATATAATAGGACATCAGCGGTTCTACTTCAAGAGGAAAACCATCATGTTTGTAAGAGATTATCATGACACCATCGTAATCACTACTCCAATCTGTTGCAACAGCACCATCGTAAGGTTCCTTTCTGTCTCTCAGAGTTTCTTTTAAGAACTCTGTCAGTAATTCTTGTTGTGTCATTTCCTTTCTCCTTACAGAACAACTTCACCAGAGTTAAGTTTGTTAACTAAAGTTTCTGCAACTTCTCTTGGGAAATAAACACTACCTAACATCTGACAAGTTGCGTTGCTACTAAATCCATAGTTTTCAGAACAGGTATTAAAATAAACACAATATTTCACAACATTACTATCATTCCAATCAGGTTCATAGTCAGGATATAACTCTGCTTTGTAGGCCAACAGACGGTTATGAATTCGCATAGCTACAAGGGCCTGTTCAGCTAACTCTTTGGTTTGATATTCAGCACCAAAATTACGGCATTTGTCTTCGGAAGCCATTTCTTCTACATAACCTCTATGGTGGATATAAAACAAGCCACCTTTAGGCTCCCACACAACCTTTTCATCGGGAATAGATTCAATTTGTTGTTTCAGGGTGTTGACTTCTGCTAATAACTTTTGTAGCTTGTTTTGCATTTCAGTTTTGTTTGTTGACATTAGAAAGTTCCTTGGTTTGTTAAAGTGAAGATATTTTAGGTTGTTGGAAGGAGGATGTCAACACAAACAAAGATTATTTTTTATCAATCTTACAGTTTTGTGGCATACCTAAGATTTCATTGTAAGCAGCAACCATTGTTTTCTTCAGGAGTTGTTCATCTTGTTTTGCTACAATGTAAGAGTCATGAATGCACAACACAACCTTGCCAGCACCATTAAACACATCTATGATGAAGTCAGATATCTTAGAATCAATGTTCTGTAGCTTAAGAGCACCAGCTTTGTAGAAGTAATCACTTATGAAGTTGTTCTCATCTTGCAGACTACCCATCAAAGCTTTGGCGTTAACCCTTACAGGGAGTTCTTCAACACTTTTGAAACCAAACTTAGATTTCTCACCTCGTTCCATACGTTGTTTATCTTCAAAGATCTTCTTACCGAAAGCATGTTGACATTGCTCCTCACTATCTGTATTGATCATTAACAACAACATTACTTTGGCAAGCTTACGAACAACCTCCTTACGGATAGAACCACTGCTATTTACAAAGTTAGTGTAGTAAGGGTCAAAGTTCTTTATGAGTGATTTATCTATATCAATACCTTTGAGGCTGTATAAAATCCTTGGGTGATGAGCACTGAAATCTAATTCCACTACATCTTGACCATCAATCTTAATAGTCTTACGGATCTCTTGACTTAACTGTTGAACAGATGCATCATAAGATCTGCCACCCTTGTTGAAGTTTCCATTGAACACTTTGTAAAAGAACACATCTAGTGTTTCACCATCAACAACTACACGATCTTTACAAGTTTCATTGTACTTAACCATCATTTCAATAACCTTCTTTAGTTTAGGTGTGACTTTGAATGTAACAGGTTTACCTTTAGTATCTTTAAGGATTACCACAGATTGTAGTTCTGGATACTTCCAACTGTTAAAATCTTTATAAGGTTCTAGTAGATCTTTAATTTTATCGGTCAAGGTAATAGTGGAGTCAGCACGATCAACAATACCAAATAATCCTACAACCTTATAACCAATAGTAAGATCAATGTAACCTTCATGTATTAGGTAGTCAATAAATGATCTTGTGTATTGGTATGAGAGTTTATGTTGTTTAACCTCAACACCGTTGATTATAGGTGCTGTACTAAAACCATTCTTATCTAAGCTTATAGTAGCTTTATCTGTTCCTTCGTGCAACATCCTTACAAAGTTTTGTATAAGACATAACACACTCTTAGAGAGTTTACTAAGATCCTTCCTTATAGAGTCGGAAGGATCTATATAGTTACTTGTAGCAATAACAAACTTACTTATTATAGGATCATATTTATTTGATGTATAGTAGTTATAATATATCTTACTTACCTTCATCTACCCTCTTATGGATTAACTATTTAGGACTACTATTAAGGTACAAGAAAGAGCATAGAGCAGAGGATGCTACCGCATAGTAGTCAAAAACTCCGTAAACCTATGAAATATAAAGGATTTGTGGTCACTTATACATGGGCCGTTGATTGCCTCGAAAACACTTAATTCTTGCACCTATTTTTGACTGGTTTCTAAGCTCACTTTGGCATATCCTCTTCTGTAATAGTATAAGGTCGAGTATTCTTAACATGGTAACAGGTCAAACTTATATGTTTGTCTTGCCACTCTTTCAGAAACTGTTCAAGTTCATATTTAGCACAATTATTGTTCTCAATGTCATAGATTGATGAGTCAGCATGTTCTCCAAACTCATCATACAAACGATTAACAATATCTTCGATCACATCATCCGCATCAACAACACGAGGAGAAGTGTAATCAGTTTCTCCTACAAAGACTACATCTCCAACCTTCAGTTCTCGATCTTCAATAAGTTCTGGTAAGGTTGTATCTACATAATCTTCATCATTGGTTGACCAACATTCATTGTTATTTACTACTGGCATTGTACTTACTCCTAATATTTTGATTAAAACAAAAACCACCAAATCAGAACACCTATAATAACATAAGTCATTTTACTTCTCCTTATAGATACGATCTTTCTGCTGATGAACTTGGTTGTACAACATGTTTACCTAAAACATAATCAGGGCGCCTCTGATCAGGCTGCACACATACAGCTAAGATCCTCCAACCATCATTAAGATGGCGTTGAAGTTGATCTGTACAAACATCTTCTAGCAATAATGTCTGATTTAGTTCGTGCAAGCCTACACTTCCAGAATGCACATTGCAACGCTGATTAAACGTATTAGAAGACATCTGAACCATCTGTTCAGCAAACTTCTCAGACATTTTTAGAGTTTGTTGATAAAGGTTGTCCATAATCTCTGTTGGGTTAAATGAAACTTTTAATGTTTTGTGTGACACTAAGGTATAAGGAACTCCACGAACAATTAGATCAAGAAACTCACCTTCTTGTAGGTCTAACTGTAAAGATTCAAACTTAGGAAACTCTTCTTGTAATTGCTCAAAGGTTTTGGTTTCTTTATAAGCTAGCCAATCCTCACGCTTATTAAGTTCAGGGCTGCAGCCATAATCCCAATCAGAATACTCTGCTCGTTTCCCTTTCTCCATTAATAACTTGATTTGTTCTTGTGGCATGTGACGAGTCATACCACCATCAACTTTAATAGTATATATCTTTACATCTTGTGTTTCCATATAAACACTCCCTCCTTACAAATAAAGCTAACCAGAGCCCTTCTAACGAATCCTAAGACCTACCCTATACGTTTGCATGGCTTTCTGCTAGAAATCGTTTATAAGCTCTCCTGTGACGTTTTTAACTGTGTTTGTAGGTATAATCAAGCCACATTCTCCTTGGGTATATTCCTAACTTCACATTCTACATCTTGCAGCTATGCTGTGAGCAAAGCTCATCCACTAGTGGACAATATCTTTTGCAGGATGCTTCAACAGTTGTCCAGACTTCCACACGGTTGTACCATCAGACCCTTCAAAAATAGTAAACACTTCAGGTTGAAATGGATTAGTCATAATTATAACCTGATATTCTGTGTCACTAACTTTCTGATACTGCACTGGTTGTCGAATAGTATTCTGAAAAGCAATACATAAAGAGACAACATCTTGTTCATTTATCATTTTACACCTCTTTAATGTTAGCTTTAATTGCAATACCTTTCTGGACAGCTTTGATTCCAGATAACAGTACACGGTAGCCTGTCTGATAGTCTAAACCTCCTGAAGAGTTTCTTGCCGAACTTAAGGATTCATGTATACACCTTAACTCTTCTTTAAATTGCTCAAGCAACTTCTGATTCTGTTGCTCTAATAAGGAACGTGTTTGTGCTTCTGTCATGACAGGAAAAGAAAGAAAACTTCCCTGATTATCTGCCTTAACAAGATTTACTTGAACATTACTTCCTTCTTTGAATTTAGGCCGAAGAATAACTTCGTATTCAATCTCAATAGTTTCTGGCTCCTCTTGTTTGTTGAGATCTAAAACTGCTTTTTGTGAACGGATAAATTCTTCACTGCACCCTAATAATGACATTAATTTTCTCCTTTTTGGGGTACTTCAAGTTCACCGCTAAACAGTAAATCATAAACAGCCGCAGCTATACTGGAATAGCTGCTGTATTGTGATATTAAAGGTGAAGCAGTGCTCACCCATTCATCTTTGATCCGTTGTTGATAGGACTCTTCTTCAAGTTCACGAATACCCATAATAGGTAAAGCGTGAAGCTCTTGTGTGGTGACATTTCTATTGGTGTGACACCAAGTCAACTCACCATCTGTAGTACCATGGTAACTAAAACTGAATTTATTACTGTAAGAGTTGTAGTGTGCATAGATTGCATGATCAGGAGCACCATTAAAATTAGATGCTGCACCAATGATTGTTTTGTGGATGTAATGTTTCATAGTTAATCCTTAAAGTTTAAAGTGGGAACCTGATATCTGAATTAAACAACCTTGTCCCCACATTTTAAATAACCACAAACCAAGTTGATGTAAATGGATATACTGGTAGTCAAAATCACAGGTTATCAAATCCCCTACGTTTTGCTTCTCAGCCCAAGAAACCCGATCTAAGCAGTTGATAAACAAATCAATATCTTCTTCTGTGATACCTTCAAAACCAAATACTTCTGAGACTTCTTTCGGGCGATAGCGGAAATCTTCTTCTTCGAATACATCTAAAGTAAGTTTGATGCAATCAACTATATGATCAAACTTTGAAGATATTCTGAATTGCTCACAAGCGAGATTTATCTTCTTTTCCTCTTCCAACATATGAGTTATGCATTGTTCGGCCAAATCAGAAAAATCTATTGAGGCCAATTGTTCTGGTGTCATTATCTACTCCTTTTATTTTGGGTCTTGCTTTTATGTCTCGAATGTAACTGTTTATACCAATCAGTCTTCTTACATAACTTACAGGTGACAGTTTCCCTTGATCCTGTGGTTTCATAGTGGCTAGGAGCACCACAAGCAACTTCTGTGGTGTAAGGGATTAAAACATGGATTAGATGTTTACTCATGGTCTAGTCCTCCAAGAAACAAAGATCACCTACTCGTGATGGAAAATATTCTTTAGCAAATTCTCTTGCTAGTTCTTCCGTTTCAAAAGTGTTTTTGATCTGTTTCCACTTCCAACCAAAATCATTATCTTTGACTGCAAATGTAATTTTCCAACCATGAAACTTGTCATTCCAATTAGGAGAACGGATTGTGCCAAACTTTTGCTTTTTGATTTTCATTGTAACAACACTACCTTCACCGATACGTGCTAGGCCAGTTGACTGAGGTTCTTTCTTAAATGTTACTACTATTTTAGCCATTTTTATTTCCTAACTGTTTGTTTGATAAGTGAAGCTTAAAACATCTCAAAAATAAGTGCAAGCATTTTTGGATAAATCTTTGTAGAAAGGTTATCACGTTGGTAAATAGAAGCACGGCACTCTAAGCCAATTTAAGACCCTTTTAAGCCTTCCTGTATCAAGGTAATACCGATGTAGCGGGTATGTCCTAGGAATTGATTTAAAGCCTCATAGAGAGCGTTTAAATAGACAAAAGCCAGAGGCTTTGACACACTCTGGCTTAAATTTGAGAAAATCTTCTTACTGGGTCATAGAAGCAACAGGTTTATTCTGCTTAGGTTGATCATCTGGAAGGCGATAGAACACATGACTCCCTATTTGAGCTGTCTTAATGAGATCGTGTCTCCAGATAGGATGAACAGATTTTTCATGGTAGAAAGTGGAGCCTTTAGTTATGTCAGCCCAACTTCTGACACCCTCTGGTGCTGATTGCATTTGCAACATCCGTTTAGAAATTTCCTTGGATAATCGCCACGCTTTAAGGTCTATATCGTTGTGTAAGACTATCTTTCTGTTTCCAGAAGTCCATGAAAATTGTTTTGGTGCATTAATTACTTCACGAATCGAATCACCGGATTCAATTGACCTATTCAAAATAGTAAAGGAAACGGCCAGTGACCCTTTGAGTGCGGTCTTATCCATCTCTCCTGCTGTTTCATGGTAAATATTACAAGCCATAAGCTCTACTGTAGGGACATGTTTCCCACAAGTTGAAGCTGTTACGGGGTAGTGAGGGGCTGCGGCATGGGCAGTTGAAGATGCTAGTAGCATAGTAACTGCTATTTTAGCAAGTGTTGACTGTATCATGTTGAGTCCTTATTGCCCACTATGTGGGTGATTGTTAATCACAGCAAAGCTGCAAGTTTAATTGAACCTATCCGCCCTAAAGGACAAAGATTCTTCCTTCATAGAGCTGCTAATTGCAGCTCTCCAGAAGCTTTAACGGTAGT